TACCACGGGCCAAAGCCTTGGTATAACGTGAAGACAAAGAGTCATACAAGTTATCTTCCACAGCTTCCTCTGTGATGGAGAAGCCCATCGCAATGGTTTCGTGGGTGTAACGTGCAGTCCATGCTTCCTGTGCATTGTCATAAGCGATGGCAGAACCCTCGTTTTTGACCGGTGCGGCAGAGAAACCAGACAGTTTCGTCTCTTCTTCAAAGCTACGCTCAGATGTCTCTGTTTCGTAGATCTCTTTGTGCTCTTCGCCGTATTTAGCGTACTCCAGACCAAACAATGCGTTCAGGCCGGGGAGCAACTCTTTCAGTAGTTGTGCGCGTGAAATAGCCATGATTTAGCTCCTTAGATGCCTTCAGTATTGTTATACTGATTTGTGTTGAACTTAACGATGAACTCGTAGTAAGTCGTAGCGGCTACATTGGCATTGCCTGTAGCTGTATCGGCAACAACGTCGATCACGCGAACGGGAAGCGTATTGGTGGTAGCGGCGGAAGAACCGTCAATACCATAATACGAGTCACCTGTGGTGGTGGAGCCAACGTTTGCAACCAAAGCAACGTTAGAACCAACAATCGCACGGCTATAAGCTGTGGGAGTGGTAGAACCAACAACTGTGGCGCAGACTTTGAAAGCCGCCATAGGATCATCCACAACAAAGGCAAAAGCCATGTTTGTAGATGTTGAGGTCGCCGCAGGATAGTACTGCTGGAATGTAGGCTGGCTCAATGAGTTAGTGTAAGAACAACCAACCAAAACACCAACAATGTTTCCTGAAGTAGTAGTACTAGCGGCAACAATGTAGCCATTTGTATCAACTTTAACGGTATCACCGTTCAGGATTGCTGTTGCGTAGGCAGGCGCGATTGGGATTTGACGGATCGCTCCGGCGTAGGGTAGGCCGTCAATGCGATTGACTGGCTTGAAACCATACGTCTTGTCAATGGTAGGGTATGCCATCTATAGACTCCAAAAAGTTAAACACCTTTACCGAAAGTGACCGTGGACTTACGTTCTTTGAACATAGGCATCCTTGGATCGTTCTCTCGCATGTAAGTATTGTCTACCGACTGCATCTGCGCTTCCGCCTGTTGGCGATAGTACGCATCACGCTGACCAGTAAACTCTACTGGGGTTTTGCAAAGCAACAAACCTCCCACTTCAATACTGTCTGGGAATTTCGCCGCCGTAGCATTGAACAGACGTATCTCGGGGTGATCGGAAGCCTTAACAGGTTCCCAGCCCTCAGCAAGCTTCGAGGAATAGTTCGTGGGGTCATCTTTCCCTAGTGACGCAATCCGAATCCAGCGAAACGCATAACCTTCCTCCGGAACGGGATCAGGTAGTAGTTTTGGCGGCATCCATTGTTTTGGACGTTCCATAACTTCGCGGGTACTCAGGTCACGGCCTGTACGAGCAGATTTTTCCATTTTCATTTCCTCATTTCATTTGCAACCGCACGGGCATACTGTTCATTTGTCAGTCCTAACCGCTTGGCGAGATTCACTTGTGACTGCGTAAGTACGATCTTTTTAGGCGCTGTACTACGGGTTGCAGGTGAAACAACATTGGATTTGGTACGTTGAGGTTTCGCATCAACGGACTCTCCGGCTCCAATTTGGTCGGGGAATCTTTCGCGGATGTCAGTGTCTATACGTTTATAGTATTCGTCACTGCCAACCCGTACTCCACTCTCCACAAGCTCTTCATGCAACCCTAAGGCGTATGAAGTCATCCGTTTGTTACTACCGAACCATCGATTTTGGTCTTGCCATGCAGATAGTTTTTCGTCCACGGGTGCAGGCTGTGGAGCCTGTTGTGCGATTTGTACAGGAGTTTCTTCTTCCTGTAAAGGGGTAGGCTTAAAATTATTTACTTTATCTGCGCGGATCCTAGCGGTAGTGAGTGCTTCCTGAGCATCCAATAGCTTATCTGCGTCTCCAGATTCGTAAGCTTCCTTGTAGAGGCGCTTGGCATCTTCAATCTCGCTTGTAATAACTTTCTTAGCCTGCTCCAGTAAAACAGTCTGTCCCTGATTGACAGAACCTTTGAGCTTTTTGTTCTCTTCGACCAAAGACTGAGCAAACTTAATTGCTTCATCTTTTTCTCGTTGAGCGGCTTCTTTAGCTCTTCGCTCCTCGTGGTAACCCTTGGTAAAGTGTTTAAACCTATTCTTTACGCTTTCTGAATAGGTTGCTAACTCTTCTTCCGTGGGATCCTGCGGGGGTTCAGCCATAGGAGTTCTGTACCGGTCTTCTTCGGGGGTATCGTCTACCACCTCAATTTCTGGTTCAGTCTCAGCCTCTACGACTTTCCCACCCTTACGGGGGTTCTCTTCCTTCTCATCAGGGAACTCAAATTCGGTCTTTTCAATTTCAGCCATGATTTCTCCTTAAGTTGGACGTTGGATGCCACGGGGGTCTTGAACCACCGCTTGCACTGAGTCGTCATTAATGAGTCTCCACTCCGTACCGTGAATCTTCATGCGGGTTCCCGTGTTAGGACGTACTAACACAAAGTCTCCCACCTTACAGGACGGGCCAGAAGGGAATCGGGCTTTATCTGCAAAAGCATCGGGGCCAATCTTGGCGACAAATAACACGGGGGATAGAAGCTCCTCGTGGTACATCGCAGTTGCAGATTTAAGGATCCCTGTTTCGCTAAACTCTTCTTCTGCTTTGGGAAGCATACAGAGGAGGTGGTAAGTGGCCGGATCGGGCACTTGTTTGGCTTTCTCTTCTGCGGAGGTGTTAAGCACTCCACTCAGATCTACCGCACTAACATCAAAGTCAGTCATCTTCATACTCTTTCGTTTTTCGCACAAGGTCAGCAATTTCATACTGCGCGGTTTGCAGACCTCGGATATTGCCGCACAGTTCTTTGTAGTGATCGTGGGATTTAGCACCACCCTCACTGACAATCTGAATCAACTGCTTGAGGTGTTCTTCAAGCTTCTTGTTTAAACTTTCAAGCAGAGGATTCATCATTCACCTTTCGGTCTGTTGTTTGCGTTAAGCATCATTTGAAGAAGTTTTTGTTTGGCCTCAAGATCCTGCTTCTGTTGGTTGTGAGCCAACGATTGCTGGTGTTCTTCTTGCGCTCGGGTCATCTCTGACTGATGTCTCATGGCTTCCATAGCAATTTCCTGTTGCTGGCGCTGTGCGGCCATGGCAGGGTCTTCGCCTTGTTTGGTTGCCATATCCTGAGCCTTGAGTTGCAGTTCTGCTTGCTTGATGGCAAGCTCTCCCTGAACCTTTTGGGCTTTGGTCTGGGCATCTTGTTGCTTGATCTGAAGCTCTGCCTGTTGCATCTGCATGACGGGGTCTTGCATTTGCTGTTGGGCTTGCTTCTGAGCCGCTTCGTTCTTGTTGATCTGAAGCAACTGAGCCGCCGCTTGTGCAACCAACTTGGACAACTGAACCTCAATGTCCTCAGGCATCTCAATGTCTGGCTTGGGTAGCGTTGCTCCGAGGCGTTGCTCAATCTTAGAGCGGTACTGGAAGGCAATGTGTTCAGCTACGTGGGCCATGATTGCGGCCTGCATCTGTTGAGCCATGGGGTTTTGACCAATCTGGCCCATGACCATCGGATCCTGCATCATGGATGTATGTACAGCTATGTGTGCATCGTGATCCTGATAGATGAAGGCTTTGGTTGGTTTACCTGTAAGGAATGCCATGTTCTCGGAGATTGGATCTCTGGGGGTCATGTCATCATCAATAGGAACTAGCTTGTCTGCGTTCTTGATACCTAGAACCTCAATCATCTGGCGGTGCAGGACTGGTAGGTTGTAGATCTGGGGAGCGCCTTGAGCCAACTGGATCACAGCTTGATACTGCATGATCCTTTGGGCCATCGTGGCTGAATTCGGGTCGGACACAGGGATGACATCCACCATGTCATAGTCAGCCCGTTTAGCCTGTGGCGTTCCTGCAACAGGTGTGTACTCATAAGACTCTGGCGTGTAGTCCCTGATGATTGACTTAAGAAGTTTAAACTCTTGTTTCATTGAGTAATGAACACGAGCCTGCACCGCAGACATTGTCTTGAGTTGTCTCTCAAGCAAGGCCAGAGTCGTGCCTACAGGGGCGTTGGCAGACATGTCGCTGATGTTCATATCTGCGATAGATCCGAGTCTCCTGCCCTCGTCTGTGATCTGGTTTAAGAGAGCCAAGAGAACCTGAGAAGGCTCCTTGTATGGCAGGGCCATGATGTTCTCTTTGACTGACCCGCTTGGTACGTCCACATCTCGGAATTCACCGGGATTGATTGGGGTATCGTCGTCCTTAATCCTCAAACCTCGGGTCTTTAATCCACCGGGCAGATTAGACAGAGTGCCTGCGTCTACCAACTGACGAATCAAAGATGTGCCTGCACGGGCATATCCACCGATTAGGTGGATCAAACCAAGGCCATAAGCACCGAATCCGGGTACGTAGGTGTACTGGACAAAATGCTGGCGCTTTAGGCGGTGTTCATCATCCTCATCCCAGTTACGGCGGATAGCAAGAATTTTTGTAGTCCCACGCTCTAAGGTAATGACGTAAGGAAGAGCGATACCGTCTTCATCTTCATAACCCGGTAGGTCGTAATCTACGTGGATCTCATAGATCTGGTAGCGGTCGTCATCGGATAGGTTGTAGCCTTGATCTTCTGCTTTCTTCTTCTCAACATCCGTGTAGAACTGAAGAGGATCGCCAAGATCCTCATCCAGATAGAAGCCTGAGACTTGAAGCTTACGGATGTCGTTCTTGGTCTTACGCATGATGTGCGTAACACGCTCAGAGGTCATGGCGCTCGATGCACCGTAGGGGATGATCACATCTTCAGCAGGAATAAAGATGGATGCCTGACGGCCCATGGAGGGATCGTAGTAGACCTTCTTGAATGCCGCTCCGGCTAGGCCCAAGGAGTAGAGCATTCTTTCATGCTCAGGACGGTATTCAGGCATACCTTCCGTGAGCTTGTAGTTCATGTCATCACGAACCCTTTCTGCCGCCTCTTCCTTAAGTTTGTCAATTGCACCAATAATTTCCGTTTTGACTGGGCCTTGAGCAGGGAACGTCTCAATGATAGTTTCGCTCTGGAAGCGCACGGCGGCCTCAGTAAGTACGGTTGAAAATACGCCACAAGCACCGAGCCAAGGTTCCGTTCTTTCCTCATACTTCATCCCCAAGACATCAAGACCTTTAACGTACATATCAACCCAATCCTTACGGGAGTTAATATCTGCGTCCACCATTTCAATCAGATCGCTGGCAATCTTCTGGAGCTCCCCTGCGTCCATGTATTCGGCAAGGTTGTCGCTAAAGCCTTCCTCGTCTTCTTCTGGCATGAGATCAATCTCTGTGCCGTCCATGTTTAAACGCACCCCTTCTGGGTTCTCTATTTCAATCTCGATGACTGGTGTGTCGTCAAGCTCTAGGGCGTTTAAACCCATAGGGGCTTGGCTCAATGATTGTTCAATACTCATAATGTTCCTTAGTAGTAGGCTACTTTTCTGCGGTAGTTAATAGGCTCATCTTCTTCATCTGAGTCGATGGAGATGAAGCCCCCCAGTCGAAACCGCATCAAAGCCTGACTGCTTGAGTCCACAAGGTCGTCGTGATCTCCGTTGGGAAAGGAAGCGAGTTCATCCATCACTTCTTCTGCCCATCGGGTATCAGGACACCAGACCATGCCGGATTCAAACAAAGCAGAGATTGCGTTTACACGCGATATCTTATCGTTTCCTTTGCCCGGCGTATACTCTGCAATTGGAATTCCCATCTTCCGCATCTCATAGATCAAAGGAGCGCCAGCCGCTCTTTTCTCAATGATCAAGGTATCCGGTTCAAACTCTTTGTAAAGATCTAAAGCTCTGCGTTTGAGTTCAGGAAACTCCATCCGTTCTTTCATTGCGTCCAAAAGAATGATGTTTGGCTTGAGATCACCAGTTTTGTTGGGGTGTTGGAAGACACCCCATGTTGTGCAGGCTGAATAGTCGGCCCGATTGTTCTTTTCAAAGGCAGTATCCCAAGATTGGATGATGTATTCACAGTCTGGAGGACGTTTATCCTCCCAAATCTGCCAATGCTCCCGTTTAACAATCGCACCTTCTTCAGATGTGGGGTTTTGTTGGTACTGGGCTTCCCATTTAGAGACTGGAAGCTCTGATTTCAGGGCTTCTAGGGCTTCTTTAGACCAGAATCCGGGCCAAAGAGGGTTGCCATTGGGCATAATCGCCGGAAAATCGATGACTTCCCACTGATCTACGCCGTCTTTACCTGAATTCTTAAGAATTTGCCCCGTTAAATCCCTCTTAGACCACCGAGTCATCACAATAATAATTGCGCCACCGGGTTGTAGACGTTGCCGAGGGCCAGATGTGTACCACTC